AAGCGCCTGGTGGCCGTGGCCGGCGACCGTGCTCGATGCCGGCGTCGAGGTGTCGCCTATGCGCTGCATCCACTCCCGGGCGAATGCCTGCTCGTTGCGGATCTTGAACCGGTCACCCGGCTGCCGCAGGTAGGCATGCAGGGTATCCGGCGCGCCATAGGTTCCGAGGTTGTAGGCTTCCACCTCGATGGTCCACTCGGTGGCAGTGGGTGCCGCTGGAGCGCTCGGCTGGGCGGCCGGAAGTGCCGCCTTCAACCGCTGGTTCTCTTCCCGTAGCCGTCGCAGCTCCGCCAGGTCTTCGGCCTCCTGCTTGGCTTTCGCCTCGGCAGCAAGGTCTTCGGGCTTGGTGGATTTTTCTGCGACGGCCATAGGCGACTCCAAGGTTTAGAGGACGGTGTAACCGCTGGGGTACGGGCGATTGTCCTGGACGGCGTCCAGGGTCAGCCAGCTGTTGAGCACGCCGGCACCGTGCGTACCGACCGACACCGCGTTGAGGCGGATGTAGCGGTAGTTGTTGGTGGTCAGCACCGCGTTGTTGAAGATCGACGCGCGGTCGATCTTGAGGCGCAGCTCCGAACCGGCCAGGAGGCTGGCTTCGGCAATCGCGCCGGTATCGCGCAGGGTCACGTTGCCAGACGCGAAGGTCGGGTCCGTGGCGTTGCCCTGGAGCGTGAGCTGGAGCGAGGTGCCGCCGGTGAAGGTGGTCGCGATCTGGACGTACCAGATCCAGTCCTGGCCCATGCCCCAGTCGCCAAGGGCGAGCGTGTCGAGGTAGAACGCGGGCTGCTGGGTACCCGTGGTGGGCGAGTACGCGGTCGCCAGCTGGGTATTTGCGTCGAGGATGGCCATGTGATCTCCGGAAGGTGTGAAGGTGGCGGTCTGGATCTCAGACCACACGGGCCTCGGTGTTGAGCAGCTGGTCGCAGTTGATGACCGGAACGCCCAGGAAGGTCAGGATCTTCTGCCCGGCGACTTCCATGTAGGCCACGGTGTTGTTGGCCTTGTTCAGGGTCTGGATGTGCAGCATCTCGCGCACGGTGCGGTTGCAGACGATGACCGAGCGACCCGGGTTGGCGAAGCTGGACATCGGGTTGCCGGTGCCGCTCGCCGGGGTGGCGATCGAGGGCAGGCGGTAGTACGCCTTGATCAGCAGCTTGATCAGGTCGGCCGCGTTGTTCTCGGCCGCGAGGTTGTTCGTGTCGATGTTCGCGACGCGCACGCACCAGCGCCAGTCCTTGAGGGCCAGGCCGCAGTTCCAGGTGTACTGGTCGCGGTAGACGGGGAGGATGGTGGCGCCGTAGCCGGCGGTCACCTGCGCCATCTGCTCGCCCCAGTCCTTGTGCTGGAGGCCGGCGGCCATGCCCTTGGGGAAGATGCCGGTGAGGGCCTTGTCAGCCAGGGTCAGGAACCAGCAGCTGGTGTTGGCCGAGCCAACGCCACCGCCATCCAGGACGTTGATTGCGTTGGCCGCATTGGCGGCGGTCACGGTCGGGTAGCGGGCGCTGAGGCCGAAGAAGTCGGACGGCGTGGTGGTCGAGTTGCCGTAGAAGAACAGCGTCGCGAACTTCTGGCTCAGCGCCTCGAAGTAGGGCAGCGCCATGCGCAGGCGGTAAGCACCGGCCTCGCCGTTGAGCTTGGCGAGCGCGATGTCGACTTCGTTCATCACGTCGAGGATCGACATGGCGTCGTCGAACTGCGCGACACGGCTGGTGCTGATCGGAATGCCGGCGCCGATCTGGCGCGAGCTGACGGTCGGCAGCGCGACGCGCACCGTGGTGCGATTCATCAGCGGGCCATTGCTCTCTTCCCAGAGCATGTACGAGATGATCTCGTTGCTCTGGTTCAGGATCTCGACGATATCCGCGGCCTTCTGGTCAGGGTCACGGCCCTTGGTCCAGTTCAGGAGGGTATCGACGGTATTGGGGAGAGCGGTGGCCATGGTGAACTCCGGGGATTACTGCTTGGGGTACCAGCGGTCGACCGCTGACTTGGGTGCCTGTGCTGAGGCGGGCGCCCCGGCGATGATGGTGTCCTCGGCGGTCAGGCGGCCGAAGGCGGCCAGAGCCTTGAGGGTGCGGCGATCGTTGGCCCACGGCGAGGCCTTGAGCATGGCGGCGAACTCTTCCACGCCGGGCATCGCGAGGGCGCGATTGGCCAGCGTGATGGTTTCTTTCAACTTGGGGCCGCCGATCTCGGGGTCCGCCTTGGTCTCGGTCGCGAAGGTCTCGCGCAGTGATTCGAGATCCTTCTTGGCCTGCTCCTGCACCGTGGTGCGGACGGCCTGCACGGTGGCCGACTCGCGATCGACCAGCGCCTGGGCGGCCTCGGGGGTCAGCTTCTTGTCGCGCGCGTAGGCTTCGATGGACTTGAGGTCATCGGCCGTCAGCGGCGACTTGTCCGGGGCCTTGAGCGCGTAGGTGACGGCGGTCTCGGCCGGCTTTACGTCCGGCGCTTTGGCGTCCGCGGGCTTCGGGGTCTCGGCCGGCGCAGCATCGCCGTCCAGGAGGGACGGCTGCTTGGCCGGCGCGGCGGGCTTGGCATCGGCGGTTGGCTCGGGGGGCTTGGTGTCGGCCTTGGGCGGATCGACCTTCGGGGCCACGGCGGCAGGCTGACCGCCGATGGTCACCGTTGCCTCGGGCAGCGAATTCACCCCGACCTTCGGCGCCGCGTCGACCACCGGCGGCGCTTGAGGAGCGGCGGCGGGCGTGGCATCGGGAAGAACGGCGGTGTTCATTTATTGCGCACTTGTGATCAACTTATGATCACCTGCGCAAATAGTCAACAACTAGTCGGATGCCGGTCGGTCCTGGGCGGCGGCCTTGAGGGTGGCGGCGTCCACTTCCGCCTGCTTGGCCTCCTCCAGGAGCATCGTGGGGAACACGGAAATCCCTTGCTGCCCCAGGAGATCCATGATAGCGAGGCCGACCGATCGGGCCCCCTCGTCGCGCTGGCCGCGGACCGGATCCTGGCTGGACAGCGCATGGATGCCGGTGAAGCGCATCAACCGCATGATCACGCGCCGGCCCTCGGGCGCGGCCAGCACGGTGGCCAGGTCGGTGACTTCACGCATCGCGCGATGCTGGGCGGCGATGGTCGCGGCGTCCACCTGCTCGGGGTCGCCGGCATTCGGGCGGTAGGGGGGCGCCAGGGACGGTCCGGGCAGCGTGTCCTCGCCGCCGGGCAGGGTGTCCTCGCTCACGGATTGCCGCCCTGGCCGATGGTGCCAAGCATGCGATTCAGGGCCGAGTCGCCGCTGGCGTCCGTGTTGGACAGCACCTGCGCGGCGGGCGCGAGCTTCTGGGCATTGGCTGCCATCTCCGCGGCCTGCTGCTGCTTGGCGCGCTGCTGGCGAATCGCGTCCATAGTCTTGTCGTCGCGCAGGATCTTGCCAGGCACGGCCAGGTCATCGCCGTACTCGCGGTTCATCGTGTCGGAGTCGATGATGTCGTAGGCATTGGGATTGACCGCGGCCTGCCCGCCGACGAACGCATGGAAGCGATCGATGGCCGCGATTTTCAGCATGCGCTGCGCCTGCGCGAGGATCGACTCGAATTCAAACAGGGCGTTGTGCCCGCGCATGACATCAGGCGGTGGCCCGATCTTGCCGCGCCGGCGCAGGATGGCCCAGGTGCGGCGGATCGCGGGCGTGAACAGCTCGCCGTTGCTGCGCTCCAGCACCGGGCCCAGCACCAGCATCTTCTCTTCCTGCTTGGCGCGGATCTCTTCGGCCGTCACTTCGCGGCGATCGCTGCCGCTGATCATCAGGAACAGCGACTCGTAGTAGGCATCCTTGATGCGCTTCTTATGGTCCTCGATGTCCTTGAGGGCAGCGGTGATGTCGAACTTCATCTCGAAGGCCGGCTTGAAGCCCATGCTGCCGTCCTTCATGTCACCGTACGTGACATCGCCAGGCAGCAGGCTCATCTTGGTATTCGCCATCGCCGGGCTGGCGATCATCGGTGGGTTGACCATCTTATCGATGGCCGCGCTCTTGCGCTTTTGCAGCAGCTGGAGGCCCATCACATCGCCGAGGCATTCCATGCCCGGGCTGTTGCCATAGAAGTTTTCGCCCGTGACTTCCCAGCGCGAGCAGATGACTGGGCACTCCTGGAATCCGCCGCGGCGCAGGAGCTTCATCTTGGGGCTATAGTTGTTCATCTCGTAATGAACGCTGACCCATGGTTGATATTTGTTGGCCATGCGCCCGTAGTACGTGTTCGGATGCACGACCTGCACGACCGGGAACCACTGCTCTTTTTGGCCGCCGGCATTGGAGCTGTAGTAAGTCTGGACCTGCGAGCTGCATTGGTCTTTGCCGTAGGTGTCGACCAGCTGGCGGGCCGTCATGTTGACGATGCGGACGAACAGGTCGGTGCGCAGCGCGGCGTCGCCCGCGATGTAGTAGCTGCCCAGCGGCCATGGGTAGCAGCGGATATCCTCGGTGGGATCCTCCAGGATGCAGAACGCCTGCGTGCCGTAGAGGCCGAGTTCCTTGTACGAGTTATGGAGCGTCTGGTAGAAATTGCTGTGCATGAAGGTGGCGCGCAGCTGATCGGCGCCCTCTTCCAGGTAGTCCTGCACCTCGGGCAAATCATTCAGGCTATCGTTGCTGGTCTTGACCTTGAACCACTCGCGCGATGGACTCGACATGCCGGCCATCATGCCGGCGCCGAGGGTGCGCAGCGCGAGGGTGCCGGTGTTGTCGACGATGGAGTAATCCTTGCGATCGCCGCGGTCCACCTCGCTGTAGTTGAAGCGCTGATTGCGCGGCAGATTGAAGCGCGCGAGCTGCTCCCACTGCGGGCGCCACGATGACTGCTCGGACGCCATGGCACTGCGCATGCCCTCGTAGTACGTGCGCAAATTCACGTCCGCATCGGGACCGGTCAGTAGCTGCTCGAAGGGGGATCGGTTGACGATCACGGGGTCAGTTCAGCGCGATGATCAGCGTGGCGGTGGTGCCGGTGGCGCGGACCTGGGACACGGCGATGGGAAGGAAAGTGCCGACCGGAACGGCGGTGAAGGTCACGATCGCGGCACCAGCGGTTGCCCCGAAGCTGACGGTGACATTGCCAGTGCCGCCAATGTAGAGCCCGCGCGTGGGATAGGCGAAGACCGTGGCGTCACTGGGCGTGACCACGCCGGCGCCGGCCCCGGTCAGGACCGTGCCGCCGGGGGCTGCGTAGGGCGCGAGCGGCTGACCGACATAGGGGGCAATAGCGACGTTAGCCATAAATCTACGCTCCTAAGAGGGTCTTCCGTGGGGTCAGCGGGTCATTGCTGATCGTGCCGCCGGACTCGCCGGGGTTGGGACTAAAGATGGTGCCGGCTGCGGACTGCGCCTGTTCCTGCGCCATCTTGTTCTGGACGTTGATGTCCATATCAGGCGAGACCCTT